CAGAAGCTATCGACAAACATATTTCGGGACGCGACATCCGCGCGGACTTTGGGCGTCTTGCTGCTCAAGCTATTCTGACGGCGAAAGCGCATGGGGTGAAGGTTCACCCGCGGGTCGCGAAGATCAAGCAGGAAGAAAAAGTAAACTGACACGACATGTCCGCAACGATCATCCTCAACCCCGCCGCCGCAGCCGAGACGGTCTGTCACGAGGAACAACTTCGCATCTGGGCGCATGACCACATCGTCGGAGCGCTCGCGCTCGGCGGCTGGCTTCGGGACGATCTTTCCTACGCGGACGGCATCGATCTGGAAGACGCGATGATGCGCGAGATCAAGAGCATCATCGAGTCCGCCTTCGACCATCCCGAGGCGCGAACGATAAAGAGGCGATAACATGAACTCACAACACACCCCCGGCCCGTGGGAGCAAGACTGCAACGTCGTCCGCACGACGCGCGGTACGATCGCGCTGTGTCCCGTGCCACAGAAAGGCGGCGTCTTCGATTGCAGCGCCAATGCCCTCTTGATCGCAGCCGCACCGGATATGCTGGCGGCCCTTCTGAACGTCAGGAAGATCATCTCCGAGGGCGCCCTGACCGGCTTCAATCCTCTCGATGGTGATTGGGCCGAGCGGCTATACGCAAGCCAGCATGTGACTAGCTCCGCGATCCGCAAAGCCACTAAGTGAACATCATCGAAAGGATACGACCATGGGACGCCCGTTCAAGATGAAGCCGGCCAAGAAGCCGAAGGCCAAGGACGAGGTGATCGGGAAGCGCGCCGTCACGACCATCAAGCGCAAGCGCGCTCGCGGTCAGAAGCCGCGCGTTGTCGCCGGCACCGCCGCTGCCCGCGCGCTCGGGATCAAGTAGACTGTCTGCAGGTTACAGGGAGGATAGGACCATGCACCCTAAAGTGATCGACAACGACCGCGGCGACGTGAAGGTCGAGGTGTTCGGCAAAGAGATTCGCGGCTGGTCCTACAAGGACGATAGCGAGCGCCGTACAAAGTTGCTCGCCGCGCACGAGTTCGCCGAGGGCTGGTATAGCGGCCTCCGGCGAATGAAGGAACGGCTGGACATAATTCTCAACAATAACCTGTGCGAAATGAAGGAGGGCTACGACGACTCGATTGTCGGGTTCAACGAGGCATGGGACATCATGCGGAAAGCGTTCAACGAAGCTTCACCCGGTCAGTGATGGCGAGTTAAAATGATGAAGCTGACCGAGAAGCAAAAAGAGCACTTGAAAGTCCTTTGCGATGGGTCAGGTCCGCGTAGCGCCTACCGCAATAGCCTTCACATGGGCATCCTGAAATCCCTTGAGGATAAGGGACTCGTTCGGGCTTGGCGGGGGCTTGGCTCTATCGCGATGCCTCATACTGCGATTAAGTGGAGCATCACCGACGCCGGCCGCGCGATACTTGGGAAGTGACATTCGAGGAACGAACATGAACGCCGCAGAGATCATCGCAGCACTGGAGGCCATCGACCCGAAGAACGGGACAGACAGCTACAAGATGCGCGAAATCGATGCCGACATCGCGCTGCTTGTGAGCAAGCCATGGCGCGGCGCAACGGTCGAAAAGGCCAATCTCTGCGATGCAGATGCCAGCGCCCGAAATATGGACGCCATTGGGGCTGGGTGGGTCGGTTGGTGTATCTTCACCCGAGACGGCGACGCGGTCCATTTCCGCCGCGTCCCTCGATATACGTCGAGCATTGAGGCGGCGCTGTCGCTTTGGAAATGGCCGCGGCCCGATCTCGTCCCATCGCATCCCGTTCCTTGCTGTATCGCCGCTCTAAAGGCGCGACAGGTAAATGGCGACTAACGTCACATTCGAGGATCGAAAATGCCTGACCCGCACCTGAAGATCACTGCCGGAGCCCTGCCGTACTCTGATGGGAGCGGAGATCAGGTGAAGGCTACTGCTGAGCGCACCGACGAAGGGATCATGCTGCGGTTCGAGATGGTCCATCAAATCCCTCTGGACGATTGGAAGAAGGCGCGCGAGATGATCGATACTGTCGTGTATGCCGCACAGAATTTGGCAAAGGCCCAGTGACGATGACATCGCGAATGGAAAAACCGGCATGGCTCACGGACGAGACGATCATCCCGCCCTATCCCATCCTGCGTTGCCCGCGCTGCAAGGCACTTTTCAGCGACCACGCCATGCACATCTGCGCCGATCTCAATAAGCGCACAGATGAGCAAACGGTGAACAACAAATGAGCGGCGGCCGTCATCCAGGATATCAGACCCGAACGCAACGCCTTCGCGCGATGCTACGCGCGGCGAAGACGCGCTCTGAAAACAGCTATAATCTTGGCGGACGCAAGAAGCGCGGTAAGTCGGCGCCAAAACCCGTCACACTGCCGAAGTTAGCGAGTGACTGATGGATACGATCTTCGCCTGCCACTGCGGAACGAATACGGACGTTGAGCCAGAAGAAATCTCCTGTGGCAGGGTTTTTCAGTGTCCCAACTGCAAGCGCGTGTGGGGTCACCTATATCCGCAAGGCGGCGGCCGGGCTTGGGTCAAGCTGGATGAAAAGGACGTGAAGTTTCACATGTTGCTGCGAGCCGATAGATGACCGTAGAGCAGGCCGCCCAGCTTCTCAAAGCGCTGCACGAGATCAATGATACGTTTGGCTGGCTTATCATTGTCTTGTTCCTATTCTTCTTTTTCAAAAAGATGGCGTGATAGATGATGAGCAAACCGATTGAAGCCTGCCACGCCGCGCTTGGAATGCGCATTCGCTTGATCCGCGAGGCGCTTGGATTGTCGCAGGACGAACTATCGAAGCGAGTCAATCTAAGGCGCGCCTCGATTGCCAACATTGAAACTGGCCGCCAGCGGTTTCTTTTGGACGGCGTCGAGGACTTCGCGCGGGCTCTCGGCACTACGCCGAAACATCTCCTCAAGGGCATCTGGTGGTAAGCCAATGAACGACGGATTCAAAATGGTCGCTGGCGAAGCTGCGAGGCTCAAGCGCGAGCAACTGCATCGCGAGATCGGGCGCCTCAAGGACCCGACCGAGCGCGCAAACTTGGAGCACACGTACAGCAAACTGTTCATGTTCCTAGAAGAGGACATCCGCGCTGCCCTGCGGGTGGCCGGAAGCAATCCGTATAGCGTCAAGAGGTCAGCGGACCGATAATGGCCCTATACGCCGCAGAATGGCTACCGATTACGACAGCCCCGGTTGGGCGCACGGTTCTCGTTTGGGTTAGGATGATCTCAACGGGAGAGGACCTGGGCCACGAGATAGCATGGCTTGAGGATGATGGTGTGTGGGAAAGGTCAAACGAACGCGAGCCAATCTTCACAGTCTCGCAGCCTACTCATTGGATGCCATTGCCGCTACCGCCGACTTAACGTCGAGTGATGCTGGATTTGCTCACACGTAAATCAGTTTGAGGTCGCCGATCTTCTCGGCCTTCGGCGCTTCCGATTTCGGCGTGCTAAACGACATTCCGACCGCATATCCGTTCTTCTGCAATTCCGGCAATTGCTTTGCGAGACGGTCGCCGATGTCCGTCCGGTACATCGGGCTGTTCGGTATCGACAGTTTCTTGATGCGCCGATAGACCAGATCGCGAGCCGCGCGCACCGTCTCTCCCGCCCCGCTCATGACGAGGATGTAGTCGCCGGCCGTGACCGGCATCTTGACCGGCTTCAGCGTCTCCTGGTCCGGCGCCTCGCCCTGCATCATCTCGCACGGGTGGACGTGCGGCGTCAGATCGTCATCGATCCCGTAGACCGGGATTCCGGTTACTTCCTTGCGGGTGATGTGGCTGTACGGGTAGTCCGGGATCGACATTACGACGCCGATCGCCACCTCGTCCATTTTGGTGTTGTCGGCGTCCGTGCCGTCGCAGAGGTCGGCAAGCCACTGCACGCAGTCGCCTTCGTGAAGCTCCTGCTGGATGTTGAACGTCGGCCAGCCGGGGCGCATCGTGAATTCGAGCGGCCAGGGTGTGCCGGCGTCGTCGATGATGCAGTTGACATCGGCGTAGCCGGTGTATCCCGCTTCCATCAGATCGTCCGCGAACGGCTTGAGCACCTTGTTCGCCAGTTTCGATTTGGCAATGTAGCGCAGGACGGTCCCCTGCTCGCCGGTCGCGCAGCCGAGGTCGCCGTTGCACAGCTTCTTGAACTCGAAATTCTCGCACCAGCCGCGATTGAAGCCGTGCGGGCCGAGCCAGCCGCCGACCGCCATCTCGATGCCGTCGACCTCCTCCTGCAGGATGAACGGCGGCTTGAGCTTGGTCGATTTCTTCCAACGTTCGAGCATGTAGACGAGATCGGCCGGGCTCTTGGCGACGTAGGACAGCGCCTTGTCGGCATCGCCTGAGGGCTTCGACACGAACGGTCGATCCTGCTTCTTGACATAGGCGATGGCCTGGTCGAACGATGTGAACTCGCGATATTCGGGAACCGGGATGTTGTGTTGCTCGAACATCTCCATGCCGAGCGTGCGGTTGAGTTCCCACTGCGCGGTCTCCCACGTCGGACCGCAGACATTGCCGGTCATCCGGCGCAACTGGTCCGTGATCCGCAGCGCCTTGGTGTTGTCGGCGAGGAACACGAGGTCCGCCCACCGCAGCGACGTCTCGTAATCGTGGATCACGTCGACCAGGCCCCGGCCGACGTCCTTGTTGCGCTCGTTGAGCGGGAAGTACCAGCGCACGGAATGGCCGTCGCGCTTCGCTCGCATCGCGAAGTCGAGGCCGTTCGCGTTCTTTCCGTCGAGGATGAGGAGCCTCACTGCGGACCACCATAGTCGCGCGGCTTCGGATGGACGGTTAGGCGCAGCGGGCCATGCTCGCGATTTGTCTCGTCTGCGCGCAGCGCGCCGAGTCCGAGAAGCCGGGCGCTATCCGTAGGCACGCGCGGCAATACGCCGCCTCCATGGGGAGACCTACGCGCAACATCTTCCAAGAGGCGCTGCGCCTGCCGTTCCGTCATCGCGCCGGCTGCGCGCCGCGCGCCATATCCGGCAAGACCGATACCCATCAGCTCGGGGTGCCCCGTCTCGTATCCGGCGGCTGCACCAGCGACGCCCATGGCGAGTTGTCCGAATCCCCCGCCGCCGCCGAGGAGGTTACCGATATACCGCAGCGTATTGGTCGCCGCGGTTCCCCGCGCGATATCTCGCATGGCCGCGATTTCTCGATCCGAAAAACCATGCTGCTGAGCCAGCGTCTTTCCGTACTTATTCGGACGGATCAATTGCTTGACCGCCTGCCGGATAGCGTTGTCTCGGTTCATTCCAGAGTGTGCCGTCGCGGCGTTCAGGTCGCCCAACTCAAGCTTTCCGCCGAGCATTTCGAGCCGCTTCCCGGCCGCCCAATTTCCGCGCGCCTGCTGAAACAGCTCGGATGCCGCCTTGGCGTCACCCCGAATGACATCGCCTGCGGGAATTTTAGACAGGTACTTGTCCAACTGTTCGATGACGGGCCACGCAGCAGCCTTCTCACGCGGATTGGCGGCACTGCGGGTCGCCTGCAGCAGCTCTTGCCGCGCGCTGTCGAAATCGGTGGCGCTGACGAAGCCGCCGGCCGGTGGCGACTTCTTGAGTCGGTCAATGACGGCGTATGTCTCAGGAACGTTGGTTCGAGTGAGACCCTGGTGCGTCAAATCGTTCTCGATCGTCGTGGCAAGGCTGGCGATCGGCGCCGGCTTGATGCGCAGGTCGAGATCGCGAATCTGTTTATATTGGTGCCGGCCGGCGTCGAATAGTTCCTCGGCCAGGGGCGCTGCAGATGCGCCCTGCCGCGGCACCGACCGCCAGCGCCCGAATGGGAAGCCGCCAGCCGCCGCCGCACCCATTCTGGCATAGGGCTCAAGGTCCGTTCCCGCAGTCGCTTCGCCAGCCGCCTCACTCGCGATGCCGGGAATGACCGCTTGTGTGAGAGCCCGCCGTGCGAAACCGCCCGGCCCACCCACCGCTGAGGGCACAAAACTTCCAACCGTTTCGGCATAGCGACCGGCTCGCGTCTTCGGCTCGTAGAATTTCCCGGTACGCTGCTCCACCGCCGACTGGATGTCTCCTGATCCAGGCGTCATCGTGCCAAGCGCAGCAATTGGCCCGAGCGCCCCGGTTCGTCTTGCCCAGTCGAAGCCGGTCCCGATCTTCGATTGCGTCTCGGGCGAAATGCCAAGTTTCTCGGCGATGATCCCACCGAGATGCTTGCTTTGTGTTCCGTAATCAGCGGGAGCGCCCGCAAGCCCGATCGCGCCCTTGACGACGCCGATCCCGCCGGACTTGGCGACGTCGGCAGCCTGGTCGCCGGCAGACAGGTTCTGCTCGATGGGAAGCCCGGCAAGCTGGCGCTGCAATTGGCGCAGCGCATCCTGCTCGGTGGCGCCTTCCGGGCCTTCGACGCGGTACTTCTGACCCTGCGGGCTGGTGAGCTCGAACGTCGCCATCACTGCACCCGCTGGATCGACCACCCACCCGACTTGACCGCGGGAGCATCCGCGCCCGCTGCGGGCTGCTGCTGCGATCCGCCTCCCGATCCCGTTCCCCCCGGAACGTATCGATTCGGCGCATCGGTGCCGAGCGTGCTGATGCCGGGGATGCCCTCAAGCCGATAGCGGATCAGGCGCTGCACTTCGCCGAGCGACGCATCCAGTTGCTTCACTCCGTAGTCGCCGTTGATCTGCTGATTGGCGAGCCCCCACGCGGATTCGGTCGGCGCGTAGCCGCCTTGTGCGAGGTTGGCGAACTCCTCCTTGAGCGTGTTGATGCCAGCCATGTACTTCGCGACCAGTTGCCCGTTCGGAGAGTTGCCCTGCGTCTGCGCGTAGGCCACCATCTTGGCGTGGTTGAGCAGAGGGATGCCGCTGTTCTCCATTTCCTGAGACAGCCGCTTCACTTCGTCGATCGTGTTGACGACCGAATGCGCTAGACCCTGGTAGCGGATCATCTGCGGGCCATTGAGCGACAAAATCTGCTTCTGCGCTCGCGACCATTCCTGCTGCATCTTGGCGAGGTCGACGCCCTGCTTGGCGGCCAAGGCGCGGACCTCCGGGGCAAGACGATAGAGCCCCGTCATGGTCGGCGGCTGGTCGCCGCGCTTCATCGCGTCAACGATGTCCTGGGCCTCGCTTTTGCTTTCGGCCGCTCTTTCATCACCTCGATCGAGGCGGCGGTCGCCCTGGTCAAGCCGGCGATCTCCCTGCGACAATTTCGCGTTGGCGATCTGCTGCTGCATCTCCAGGCGCAACATCATCAAGTCCTGCCGCCCCTGAACGTTGAGCAGCGGCACGGCGCGCGTCAGCGCCGCCACCATCGCCTGCGGGGGCAGGCCCGGATTGGCTTGGTTGATGCGGCTAGCCAGCGTCTGAAGGTCGAACTGCGGCATGCCCTGTTGCTGGCCGGGCATTGGTCCCTGCGGACCCGGTCCGCCACCGCCCTGCTGCATGCCCGGAGGCGGCCCTTGCGGTGGCCCCATCGGGGCCTGCGCTCGCGCCTGGGGTGGAATCATCGGGGAACCCTGAGGAGGCTGATAGCCGCCCATGGGGGTTCCCTGACCCTGCCGCAGCGCTGCAAACGCAGCAGCCATCTGCTGCGGATTTGCCGGTCCATTCTGGACAAACCCCGGCGGCATTGGCCCTCCCGCACCGCCTGAGAACGACGCAGGAGGGCCGCCGCCACCGCCAGCCGGAGGACCGGGAGGTTGTGGACCGCCGGCAGGCTGTGACGGTTGACCGGGAGGTGGCGCTTGCGGCCCCTGCTGACCGATGCCGGGAATGGGCGCGATCGTCGGCGCCTGTTGCGGCATCTGGAACGCGCGGCCCAGCGCCTGCATGCCCATCATGTCGTAAATCTTGGGCGCGTCCTCGGTGTAGCCCTTGACCGCGCCCGCACCGGCGGCCGACAGAGCGCCTAGCGGGTTGAAGAAAGCCATCCCGCCCTCCTACAGAATGAACGGCAGCGCCGTCCCGACGACCTTGCCGATGTCGCCGAACATCGTCTGCTGCTGGTTGAAGCCCTGGTTGGCCTGGTTGAGGCCGAAGTTTCCGAGGCCGAGCTGCGCCTGGTTGGCAGAGCCCTGCGCGCCGGTGCCCCACCCGAGGTACGAGAGATAGTCCTGCACCTGCTGCTGCGGGATTTGTGCGCCCTGTGCGCCGAATCCGCCGACCGTCCCGAGCGTGCCAAGCTGGCCCTGCCCGATGCCTTGGGAGGTCTGGTAGGGCAGTCCAGAAGCCCCGTAGTAAGCGCCCGGCGCCCCGGCCTGCAGGCCAGCCCCCTGCCCGATTAGCCCACCGGCGGCCCCGCCGCCCGCGATCTGGCGCTGAAGCTGGTTGTTCTGCCAATCGATGTTGAAGTTGTTGAGCGCCTGCCCCTCGACGCCGGCCCCATACGGGGTGTTGTCCATCCCGCGCGCTTCCAGGCCGGCGCGCGTCTGGTCCTGCGTCTGCTGGAGCGTCCGATTGTACAGCGCGTTCTGCGGGTCGAAGGCCGTGCCCGCGATCTGGCCGCCCAACTGTTCGAGCCCGCCACCCATTCCGAAGGCACCCAGCGCAGCGCTCTGGCCGAGCCCGGATGCCACGCCCGCGCCCTGCTGAAAGCCCTGCGCGTTCGGGTCGTTGACCAGCCCCTGCCCGATGCCGGAAACCTGGGGATAAAGCTGCGCGTAGGTGTTGAAGTTGCCGAGGCTGCCGATCCCGCCCAGCGCAGCAGGATCAGCCTGACCAAGCCCGCCCGGCTGATAGCTGTTGAGCTGCGGCGTCGGGACGTTCGCAGCCGGCGGACTGAATAGATTGGACAGCCACGACATGACGGCTCCTCAACGGGCCGTCAGGCAGCCCGCGGCCCGATGACGGGAGGCATGACGCCCGGTTTGGAGCGGGTCACGTCGGCATTGACGGACCCGCCCTTGGGCTTGGGCTCGACGGCGGCCGGCGACTTGTTGTGCATCCCCTTCTGATGGATGCAGGCGTCTGGCCGCTGGTTCTTGCCCGAAGGCGATCGGTTCTTCATGGCTCAGTCCGCCTTGTCGTTGCCGACGATGTCCGTGCCGGGGTCGGCCGCGACAGGGTCAGGCTCGGCCTGATCGGGTGCTGGCTCCGGTTCGATCCGCGCGACGCTCGCAACGATGCCGTTCCGGTCGAACGTCACCACCCATTGGTCACCGAGATACAGACGGCAGATGTGGTAGTCCTGCGGATCGGCCTCGAACCTCAGGATCACCCCATCGACATCGACAGACTGAACCGCGCAGGAAAACGTGTGCATGCTTGCCTCCGTCAGAAATCGGCCGTGAAGTCCATGACGCCGCCGCCGGCCGCACCGACGAGGAAACAGCCGTCCTTCGCGGTCATGCCGGTGGTGGTGAAGTTGATCGAGGCGCCGTTGACGGTGTTCGCGGCGAGCGTGGCCGAGAACGGGGTGCTGAGCGCGGTGGCCGCCTGAGAGGCCGACACGATCTTGAATGTCGAGGCCGTCAGCGCGTTCGAGTAGGTCGGCGCCGCGCGCATCTGCACCAGGAACGGGATGTACGTGGTGCAGGTCGTCGTGGTGCCCTGCGCCGAACCGCCGCCGACCTGAACGACACCGGCCGCCGCCTCGTTGATCCGCCAGAAATACCGCTGCGCGCGCGCCGTCTCGGTCGCGATCGGGCGGAATTCATAGGACGAGGCAGCCGCGCCCTGCTCAAGCTGGACGCCCGTGAAGGCAAGGCCGTCCGTCGCACCTGCGCCGGTCGCGGTCGGCGTGAAGCAGATGCCGACGCCGATCTCGGTGACCGTCGATGCCAGCGTGACCGACGCCTGATATCGCACCCATGCGGTCGTTGCGGTTTGCGCGGAATTGAGCGGCGTCGCGATGCCGGTCCATGCCGGGGTGATGGCCGGGGAAGCGGTCGGAGTGCCGAAGCCCTCATCCGTGCCGGTGCCGGTGATGATGACCAGATTGAAGGCGTTGCCGTTATCGGCAGAGAGGCCCGCGAGAGCCTGGACATAGGCTGAAACGGTGACCGTCTGGTTCGCGAGCTCGGTCGCCTGGGTGGTCGGGACCTCCTGCCATGCACAAACCGGCTGCGTCAGCGCGGCGGAATTGCGCCAGAGCTTCATGGAGGCGGTGAAGTCGGTCGGCGGGGCGGGCGATGCCGTGATGACCTGCATGCGGCCCTGCGCCGAGCCGACGTTGGCCTGACAGCCCCATCGATCCGCGCCGTAGGCCGCCGAGGTGATGGCGGCATTGGCGGCACAGGTGACGGTGCCGGTGCCGCGCTGCTGGACCTGCATCGACCCGTTGTCGAGGTAGTTGCGCGGCCCGCTGAACGGCGCCATCGACTGCGGCGTGATCTGCGAATTGATGGACTGGATCAGGCCGTTGACGGTCGCCAGCAATTGGCTGGGGTCCTGTGGGCCAGACAGCAACGAGATATTGGCCGCGACCGCAATGGCGGTGGCGCCGACGACGGCGCCGAACGACGCCAGAATCCGCTTGAGCATGGTCACCCTCCGAGGGATGATCTTCACATCCCGGTTTAAGAATACGCTGTAACGCGTTGAAACTCAAGACATGACACTCGGGGCACTTGCGCCCCTATGGGGAGCCGGAATAGGCTTCCAGCCATGGGCTGGATTTTTGCCTTATCCCTCGCGGCTACGGTCGTTCTTCTCCTCGGGTGGGCCTTCGTCCGCGCGGTTAGGCGCGACGCCTTCCTCTAGAGTTTGATGATCTTGGTCACGATCTGCAGCGGGTTCAGAATCGGCATCGCGTTGCCGGTGCCGGCGCTGTTGATAGAGATGCCGGTCGTCACGCTATTCACCGAGATGTTGACGCTCGTGCCAGCGATGCCGCTCTGAAATTGATTATTTGCGCCGGTCGTACTCGCAATATTGGTAGCGTTGTTGAGAGTATGAGTGTGCCCCGGATCGGTGATCGCGTGCGTGTGCGCCGCCAATTCTGCGAGCGTCTGCGTGTGCGTTTGCGAGCCGCACCCGGCCCCGCCGATCGTGGTTCCCGTACATCCTGACGCGGCGTTGGTGATCCGGTTCGCCGCGCCGTTCGTGCCCATGTTGTCCTGGCCGGCGAGCACGCGCCCGCGGCCGTCCGGCAGCGCGAAGTGCGCCGTGTCGCAGGTCGATCCGGTCGGGTCGTAGGCGGTGCCGATCACCGTGAACAGGTCGGCGAAGGTGGTGCGGACCTGACATGAGCCGTCGATGAAGGCCCATCCGGCCGGCGCCGTACTCCCCGCGAAATTCTTGATCTCGCCGACAAGATACGGCCCGCAAGTGATGCAGACGAATTCAGTTCCGTCGTATTCGGCAATCGCCGGATGCCCCGCGACGAGCTCGCCGCCGACCATGGCCGAAATGCCGAGCTGGGTGCGGCGAAAGAAATTCACATTGCCGGCAGAAGCCACGTTCAGCGTCGTCGGGCCGGTGTTGCCCAGGCCCACGATGAACAGCACCTGCCGACCGGACGTCAGCGAGAACGTCGACGGCGTGACCGATGAGACAACCTGCGTATTCGTCCCGCTCGACGTGCCGCCGACGAAAACGGTGGTGCCGCCCTGGGCCGGCGTGATCGGCGTCGAGAGGGCGGACAGCGACGTGATGTCGTTGTTTGCGCCCGCCGCCGCCGCATTGCCGAGGCACGCGATCAAGGCGTTGTAATTCGCCATCACCTGGGTCGCGTCGGCAGTCACGCCGTTCTGCAACTGGAACGGAACCGAGCAGGGAACGCCTGCCCATGCCGGGGCGATCGTCAACCACAACAGAATCGCAAGAGTGATCCGCTTCATCAGGCTGCATCCGATTGCTGGAGGTATCCAAGCTTCTCGTACTTCATGTGAGCCATGCCGACGCGAACGGCGGCGCTCGACGTTCCGGTCAGATACAATTGCATGCGACGGAACACGATCGGCGCAGGCCACGGCACCCGACGCGGGAAAAGCAGGCTCTGCTGTCCGCCCCATGGCGCCTGTCCCCAGGCGAAGGCGCCCCAGATCGTCGGAACAGACGTATTTGTCAGAATCGCCGATTGCAGAATCGTCCCGTTCTGATCGAGGGCCGAGATCGAATAGGACGCGCCCGATGCCTGTCCCATGTAGATCGTCGTCTCGATCATGGCGTGCTCGGACATGTCGTTTGGGTCCGGGAGCATGCTTGTCGTCCAGTTGAACGTGATCGGGGAGCCGTTCTCGGTGAACGTAGAGGTCGCGCTCTGCACGAAGTCGGCCTGCCACAGCGCGCCCGCGACGTTGCGCGGCGCCATGATGAACGTGTTGTTGTAAGGCGCGACGCCCGAGGCCGGGAACGTGTGTGGCCCAGACCAAATCTGCCGCGTCATGTCGTACCAGTATTCGACCCACGGCGATCCGTTGAGCGATCCGTCCTGCGTCGTCACCCGATAGATCGAGCCATTCGCGGCGGCGCACATGCGGGATGGCACCACCGAGTAGATGAACGGCAGCGTCTTGCCCATGCCGTCCGTTCCGGTCGGGTCGCCCACGTTGCCGTTGAAGTCGATGAAGCGCAGGCCGTCCGGCGCGATGAAGGCGAGGCCCTTCGGGGTCGACGCGATCGAGTTGGGCGCCAGCGTTCCGGTCGCGACGTTGAGCGCGTTCTTGGAGAGAGGGTTGCTCGTTGACGCGGCGTCCCCGGTGATCTGGTACATGTTCTGGACGCCCTTGAACACGATGAGCGCCTGAATGATGCCGCCGAGCTGATTGTTCAGCGGCAGCGGCGCGAGCGCGGTCAGCGGCACATTGTCGTCGAAGGTGATGACCTGGTTCGCATTGGTGACGGTGCGCGGAACGAGCACATCGGAGAAAATCACCGCCGGCTGTCCGGTCGGCGGGTTGGTGATCCAGTAGGCGCGACCGTTGAAGTTGCGCACCGCGGCCGGGGCCGTGGCGAACGTGACGGCCCCGCTGAGTTGTCCGCCGCTCCAGGTGATCGCGGACGGATTGGAGATATCGAACCAGCCGAAATAGACGCCGCCCGCCCCAGTGTATCCCGGATGCGTGACCAGCAGGTTCGTGCCCACGAGGTCCATCGTCGGCGGCGTCCACGCGCCCGTCGCTGCTGGACTGGCCGGCGTGTTTGCGCTCGTAACACCGCTGATGAGCGCGAACGTGTTGGTCAGAAGGTTGTAGGCGAACGGCTCGTCATTTCCCGGATTGCGGGCCGTCGCGACCATGCCGTAGGCGACGTTACCAATCACCTTGAGGCACGAGATCAAGCCGATCGGAAGTTGAGAAAATCCCAGTTGGAATCCGCTCGAAAATCCGCTGCTGAACCCGCCACCTTGGGTCGCAAAATTGATGAGGCTGATAGCGGCCGGACGACACTGCCACAGCGCGCGAGTCGATGGATCAGGAACGAGGTTCTGCAGCGACGCCATTGCGCCCGCAAACACGTTCGTTCCATCCAGCGCGTCCGACAGGCTACGCGGGTTGAAGGTCAGAGGGGTGGAACGACGGAGGCTCATTTATTCTCCGGCGAGGCTCCTGACTTCGGCTCGTATTTGTCCTCAAGCGCCTTGATGCGCTCCTGAGCATGCGCAAGCTGCGCCCGAAGCTGATTAACCTGCGCCTGAACCGCGTTCTTCTGGATCACGAGTTGGCCGATCTCGCGGCCGAGCGCGTCGGCATCGATCATGAGAGGCTGCTGCGCAAATGCTACCGCGGGGGCTAGCAGAGCAATCCAAACGGCAACACGCTTTAACATCCCGTCACCCCTGAGCCGATGTTGTCGAGAACCCGCGTCAGCGTCGTCGATGTTCCTGAGCCAGCGAACAGAGCTGCCGTTCCCGCGTTGGTGCCGCATCCGAACACAAGCGATCCGTTCGCGGCTCCCGGAGCTGTCGCCGTGATGGTCGCGCCCTTGTTCGTGGTGTTCTGCTTCATCACCACCGAACCTGCTCCGGCATCGGTCGGCGAAGAAGTCGCATTGAATGAGCCTGATCCCCAGAAACGCGCCGTCTCTGCTACGCCGGTCGTGCTCGGCGCGACGAGAAGCACCTTCATATTTGTCGCGTTATTCGTGTTGCTCCAAGTGCCCGAAGCCACGACAAGCAGAAATGCCTTTCCTCCCACATATGCGTTCGTGCTGGCCCCAGCGAATCCATCCCAACGAAGGCCACCGATCGTATCGCCGTCAACCAGACCTGTGGGGCTGGCGTTCGTTCCGTTCGCACGGCGGAAAAGGTTCTGCCCATTTTGCGCGAAGGCATCCACGTTGAAGCCGCCCACCGTCGCATCCAGCAAGGACAGATGAGCACCCGTGGTCGGGTTCGCTGGCGGCACTGCCGCATTGAGGTTCGCGTTGATGATGCTGTCGTTCGTCGTCAGATTCGGCAGGCCGACCGTGAGCGTCTTGTCGACCATCAGAGGCTGCGCACCAAGATGCAGCGGCGTAAATGCCGTGGTTCCGGCGTTGTAGGCGCGGATCGTCCCCGCCTGCGGCGAGGCTCCGTTATCCATGAAAATCTCGATGCCCTGGCCGGACGATGGCTGCTGCGCGTTTCCTCGCACCCGCAAGAAGCCGGAGCTTTCGATCATCGCGAGGTTGCCGACAGTCTCGCCGGAATAGTTGTGCATCCCCGCGAAAATCTGCCCGCACGCGGAAAACGCTCCGAAACCAGGATCGCCGATAATGCCTGTGAAGGCATTGCAAGGATTGCTGCTGCCGTCCGTGTCCGACGTGTAGACACCCTTCGGACCGACAAAGAGAGTGCTATGCGCGTTAGTCCCGGCGGACACCGCGCCTAGAGCTATTCGTGCGCTTGCTGACCCCGCAGACCCGCCCATATAGTTGACGGTCATCGCCCCGAATGTGCTGTCATATCCGGTGTTGGGACCGGATTGACCGGACACCTGCCAAGTGCAAAGTTCATCGCCCAAGGTCGGTGTTCGGCCAGGGACATTGCGACCACACTTGTAGAGCGGCCCGATATCGAGAAGATCGGTGCTCGTCTTGGTGATCGTGAGAGTGCCGGGCGTCAGGATCGAGATCGAGTTGCCCGACGCGGCCCACGGGAAATCGAAAAACACCGAATTCGTGCTGCTACCCGCGCTGGGTCGATATCCGATACCGTCGCTGCCGAGAAACGCCGCCATCGCGGAGATCAGGCCGGGACCGCCCGTGCAGTTGGTCGATCCGCCGTTGATGCAGGCCGCGAACGCAGTGGCGATCGTCGTCGTGGTGTCGCCGCCCTGCACCGTGTAGACGACATCGTGGTTGACGCCGCCAATCACAAACCTGAACGTCGGCGTGTTTCCGCCGGTGATCGAGCCCGTGATTGAATACTGATAGATTTGCGAGGCGTCCGCACTCGCGGCGTTGATGAAATCAACCGCCAGATCAAAGTTGCAGTCGCTCCACGCCAGAACGTGACCGTGATTCGCGCAGCCGCCGTCCTGATGGATTTGCGGCGACCACGGAGGTGATGGAGCGCCGGTCCAGACTTGATAATTCACACCGTCTGAAATGATCTGAGCCCCGACCCCTGTCGTCAGCGCGTAAGACGACGCCCCATTAATCGTCGACGTGGTCGGCGTGATGGTGACCGTTCCGGCGCCCAGATTCTTGACGTAGACGTTGAACGTCGCGAATGACCCGGTCGCCTGCGGAAGGGATGCAGCAATTGCGCCGACATTGTTGAAGGTGACCAGATTTCCGTAATCTCCGACGACGAACGTGTAGGTCGTTCCGGTCTGCGCATTTACCCTAGTGCCCTGCTGCCAGGACGCAATCAGGTCATTCGTAGTTGATCGGAGAATTGACGGCGTAATCAGGCCCGTAGTGTTGTCGGGATAGTTGGTCGAGACCTCGGTGTTGAGCTGCGACTTGGTCTGCTGCGCAGCCGATCCCGAAATCAGGGATGCCAGAAAGCCGAGCGCTATGAGTATTCGTTTCATCGCGTCATATCCCGACGTAAGGGATCAGATTGAAGATTCGAGAGACAAGAACGACGAGCGCAACAACGCACAGGACGAGCGGCGCCATCTCGATCACGTATCGGATTCCCTGATGAGAGGCGTGAACGCGACGCAGCGTGTAAATCATCTGAAGAACTTGGCAGGCCGTCATCAGGATGATGATCTTTTCCATGGGATGCATGGTCACCACCCGATCATTTTTGTGTTGCGGACGTTGGCGATGTTGGGCTTGAACAGACGGCGGTCGAGCTCGACGGTCTTAACCGCCGTCTCCGGGTCGTCCTTCATCTTGAGGTACGCGCGCAGAATCGATGCCGCGCTGCCGGCCTTGTCCTTGTCGGGATCGGAATCGCCCAAGAACTCTTGCCAGCGGTCGTCGTTGCTGATCTTCATCAGCTCTCCGGCAAGCCGCGTGTAGAGATAGTTCGAGTTCGGAAACCACGGCGTCGTGGACGTGTCCGTGATGTCCGGCATTTGCGGGTTGTAACGGATGGTCGCCGGATAGGCCCCCGATGCAGGCGGCCACACGTAGAGTCCGGGCTGCTGGCCCGCGACTTGCGTCACGTCCACGTAGGCGAGATAGGGATACGACTGCAGGCCCGGCTGCTGAACGAACGTGTCGAATTCTTCCTGCGTGACGCCGATCAGTTTGTACGGCACCTGGACGATGAAATAGAACGAGCCGTTCCGGTGCAGCCGCAGAAAATCGGCCGGCATCAGGTTTGGGCCGGACCCGGCCGCATACCCGTTGCCGTTCGCGCTGGTCGAGAAATTGAACGTGAAGGTCTTGCGGATTACGTTGAAATCGTAGTCCTGCGCGAGTTCCTGAAGGATCGCGTTCAGGAACTGCAATGCCTGGGCTGTGAAGCCTGGGCACTTCGCCATCTGGCAAGACAGCGTGATAATCTGTGCTGCGGTGAGTGCCACACCCTCACGCCCCGATCATGGCCTCGTATTCGGCGATGTCCTTGCGCACCTTGTCGATGCGCTTCTTGCATTCCTCGGCGTGCGCGTAGGCCTGCTGCTGATCCTGCTGCTGCTTCTGCGACAGCTTGATCTCGCCGCGCCGGCCTCCGTTCGTCCATTCGCGCTTGATGTTCTCATCGACCTGGGCGAGCCGCGCCGCATGGTCGGAAGCGATCTTCTGCTCCTGTTCGAGCTGCAGCTTGAGCTGCTGGATGGCGCCGAAAGCAAACTGCCGCTCCGACGCGACCCTGATCTTGTCGAGCACGTCGTTGAGCAACTTCGGCGGATCGTCGCGGCCGACGAAGGACTGCATCACCAGCGCTTTCTTGCCGGGAAGCTCGACCGTGTAGGAAATGCCGATCGACGGGACTTTCTCGATCTCGTCCATGTCATGCCCTCAGGAGGCTGCTGCTGGTGGTCACGGCCGCGCCGTTCTCGCCGACCGGGATGACCCGAGCGCCGCGGGACTTGCGGTAGAAGTTCTCGGATTTGCCGTCGATGATCGACTGATGTCCCCACGTCCGTTGCATCTGCTCGCGCAACACCGCAGCGCGGCTCGTCGGAACCGTGTAGGTCATGCCCTGGAGATAGGCGACGTTGTCGATCAGCAGCCGATCCGCATACGGCGCGAGGTCGATCGTTACGCTCTCCTGCGCCTCGGCGAGGCCCTGCTTCTGGCGGGCTTCCTTGCGCAGCTTCTCCTTGAGGGACTTGCGCGCGGCTTCCCTGCGTTCCTCATCGACTTCCGCCTGCACTTCGGCGGAAAGCTCCTGAACTTCGGTCTCGGTCAGAAGCTCGGCATCGAGCGGCGGCTGATCTGATGCAAAAAGAGACTTCTTTGCCATGTTGCGTCCTCAGGGTGAGTGCGACCAGCCAGAGCCGGCAATCGAATTCTTCGACACCAGGATGGGCCACCCGTTCGGGTCCACGCCCACATAGTCGCCGGGCAGCACCCGCAGAACGCCCCTGTTGGGGACGTAGAGCAGGCCGTTCTGCGCGAAGGCGCCCGGAAAGATCGGATGGTTGACGTTCAGATCGTTGAGGATCGCAATCCCGATGGACGCCACGTCGGCCGGAGCCGTCGAGGCGGTCCACGGATTGAGCGACGTCAACGTGGTCGTCGCCGCAGTGCCGAGCGTTCCCGTCGCCATCGTGTACCCCGATCAGCCGAAGGTCGCCGAGAAGGCCGAGACGGACTCGATGCGCATGAAGAACTGGTTGTTCTCGATCAGGGTGCCGTACATGGTCTTCCACCCGACCACGCGAAGCTGGTTCAGCGGGTCGGACTTGTCGGCCTCCTTGAGGTACGTGAACTTCACGTCGTCGAGCATGACCTGACCGTAGGCGCCGCGGGCGATGACGAAGGTCGGATAGACCGTGACACCCGTTGCGGGCGCCGCCGGTGGCTGCTGCGCAGCGCCGGTGCCGGTGATGATGACGGTCGATCCGGCCGCGAGCTGCACCGCCTGACCCGCGAGCGGACCAACGGTCGGGCCTGATGCGGTCAGGCCGAGGTTCGAGCTCGCCATCGTTGCGGACGTCGAGATGTAGACGTTGTAGGTGAATCCGGTGGTCGACGGCAGTTTGACCGAGATCGATCCGTTCGGGCCGGTGACCGACTGCGACGCCGAAATCTGGTAGATTTGGCTCTCGAACTGGTTCTGCGTGTCGGAGCCGGTGACCTCGATGTAGTAGGTCCCGGTCGCGAGATTGCCCGCCGCGCCCGGCGTGTAGGTCAGGCCCGCCGAGTTGTTCGCGATGCCGGTCCAGAACGGCACCATGTTCGATTCGCAGAACCGGATGCCGTTGAACTCGCCGGCCTCGAAATTGTAGAGGCGGTTGATGTCCGAGTAGGACCACGCGGTCTGCACCTGGGAATTCTGGCGCAGGTCGGCGGCGACGAATGGGTGGATGATCGAGGTGTAGTGCGGCATCTGCCGCGGATTCTTCGACGCCTTCGCCCCGCCCGCGTCGGCTTCGAGCTTGGTGTCGGTCATCTCGTCGCCCATGAAGCGAGGGGCGCCGAGGTTGAACATCATCGAGTAGGAGCGCTGGACCTCGAACGGGCTGAGCACGTCGCCGGCAACGAGCGAAGCACGCGCGCCGCGCGAATTGACGTAGTTGATCTGCGTGCCGGAGTTGAGCGTGTTGAAGGTGTTGCGCTCCAGCGTTTCCGCGACCTGCAGGCCGACCAGTTCGGTCGCCTTCTGAAACAGCGGATGGTAGATCGTCATCTCGGCGACGTCGGTGATCGTCACCTTGTCGCCCCACTGCTGCGCGACGGCCGAGACCTGCTGGATCGTCATCGTCTCGCCGATCGGAGGAACGCCTTCGGAGAGCGGCGAGAGCGGCAGCGGGATGCGCAGATAGCGGGTGGCCGTGTAGGTGGTCCCTCGACCTTTCGGGAGGGTCAGCGGATCGCCGAACTGGTAGGCGACCAATTGCTTGCGGGTGAGGGGAAGGGTTTTCTCGGCGATGTAGGCAACGATATCGCTCGAAAATTGCGAAGCCTGATTGACAGCCATTCTAGCCCTCGTGCGTCAACGCGGGGGCCGGTGGGCCGCCGCTAGATAATCACGTCCTTCAACCGACTCTCGGCGGTGTCTCCCGCCTTGCCGCGATTGGAGGGGGCATCCCCCCTGCCGCTCCCCGGCGCTACCCGCTGCGATTCGACCCGCCGACTGGCCTGCCGCCTCGCTGGTCCCGACTTGCCCGCCCCCTCAAGAGCGCGTTCGCCGAGAAGAACCTTCAGGATGATCTCGCGCTCGACCGGCTGGCCCTTGCGCAACTGCTCCTGAAACCTGTCCTCCACCTCGCCTTTGAACTTCGCGTAGACCGGGTTGATCGTTGCCTTCGCGTCGTATGCGGTCTTGTCCATCAAGGCCGCGGTGGTCATCTGATCCTGGTGACGCTGCTGCGCGAATTCGCGCCGCATCTGCGCCATGTCGTCTGCGTTTCTCTCCTCGGGGGTCATCAGCGCGCGACGCGCTTCGTGGACTTCCCTCGAATCTCGATCCTGCCGCTGCCATGCAGCGCGCTTTGCTTCCTCTGCCTCTCGCCGTGCGGCTGCCGCTTCCTCGCGCGCCGCCTTGGCTTCGTTCGCCAGACGCTGGATTCGGCTCTCGGCCCGCCCCGGCTTTGCAGCCGGTTCGGCGTCTACTTCCGGTTGCCCATCGTCTTCTTGGTCGTCAGCGTGTTCGGCGGATACTTCGCTGTCGTCGTCCCGCTCTGGGGCGTCCGACCCGGCGGCGTCTTCACTTTCGGTCCCTGTGACGACTTCCTCGTCATCGCCTTCACCCGCCATTTTCCGCTCCTGTGACTTACGGCCACCAGTCGAAATCCCCTTACGGGGGCAAGTCGTTTCAGCGACTTACGGTCGCCAGTCGATGTTTCAGATTAACTGTTAGGGATAAGTCCGTCAAGACACGGCAAATTCTCAGCATCCCCTGCAGATCGAGGGCGGTGCCGGTGGATAAGGCTGGAGCGGCTCGACTTGGCTATCGGGGGAAGTGAAAGCTGGCGCCTCCACCCATCAAGGATGTCAGCACGTAAATCAGGATCAGGATGGCGAAGATCGCCCACACCGCATAATCGACGTTGGGGTCCATCGAAGGGAAAAACCGCCGGATGACGCGGAGC